TGAGGCTCACAAGTAGATACTGTTGGTTAAATAAGAGGCAGTATGTTAAATGCGGACCATTTTATGTGCAGAGAAGTTTAATAATAAATGCGATCTAATAGAGTAAACTAAAAAGCTGTTAGCGTGTATATAAAGTTTAAAAAGTCAACGTTCCTAACATATTAAAAAAATTCAAACAGGTATTTAAAAAATTAATCATTTTGTGACGCCCCTGTTTGTTCTGTAGGCGGGAAAAATGAGTAGCCATATTCTGTAGCGTCGCGTCCTCTAAACGGCTGATCATTACGAAGGTTCTGTGATGTAAATGTTGAAATTTGATCTATGATTTTAACATTTGGTGGATAATTGATGTCTCCGGCTGGTAACACAGTGGCATTGATGGGTAGTATGTTCGCATCTTCAAAGCCTACGCCTACTTTTGAAAATGTTGGTAGAAGGTACTGAAAGTCATCGCCTGCAAGCATGCAAAGCTCGAAATTAAAATTCCAATTTCCTTTGACTGGATAATACGCTGGGTTAAAAACGGCAATGGTGCCATAATTACATGCTGTTAAGTATGTTTTCGCAAACGTTTTATTATGTCTAAAAGGAATTTCAATTACGGTCTCTGGATTACGGTCACTAACCCAAACTGATCTTAACTGTGGAGATTGTCCACGAGTAAAAGGCAGCCAGGTTGATTCCATTGCTTGCGGTGCAATTCCATTGATGCATTGCACATCATCAGTAGGTGGATTGTCTAAATCGAAAACATAATTGTTCGTTGGTACTAAATACGATCCCGCTCCCACGTCCATTGCAGACCTATTCCAATTACCTGCATCACCAGTGCCTAAAGAACCACCTAAGGTCCTTAAAGTCATTCCTGAACTAGTGAAGTAAGTAATTCGCAAAGGGTTCGCTGGAGAATGGAAACGAAATATAAGTCTCAATGAACCTTTATATCCCGCATACATGGAACTCATGTATCTCATAAAACCACATTCATGTAATTTGTTAAGATTAATCATAAATACTGGTTTATTAAATCCGCCTGCTGGTGATATGTAATTACCAATGTGCCAAGGTACGGTCATAAGTTGTTTCATCGAAATAAATCGATCAATACCAATACAACCGGCCAATTTTCTTGGTTCGACTGCACGGTAACTTCCACACATTTCCAAGCTTTCACCTGATCCTTTATAGGTTCCTGACCAGCCCTGTGGCATGTCTTTTGATTGTACTTGATATTGATATGGAGAGTAATCCGATAAAACAAAGTCATCTCCCCACGCACGTACAAACATGAATTGTAAAGAAGAAGGCATGCCGTTGTTCGCTTTCAAGGGTTGATCCACATATACTGCTATATAGGCAATGTTCTCATTAACTCCGGCCATTTTACAAGGATGTCTAAATGGTACTTCGAAGTCATAATAAGCACATTCCGAATTAGCATTCAATTCGAAACCATAGGTTGTTCTAGGATCATCCCCTGCTGCTGTTATAGTGGCAGGGACAGGTGAAGTTCCATACGAAATGTGGACAAACAATTTACCGTTATACCACATATTGGAGGCCATGTACATACGATATTTCATTGTACCACACCAATAGTTAAATTGACGTGCGATAAAAGAGTGTGGAGAATGACGAAATTTGTGATTTTCATTAGCGACAGCAAAATCATTAAAATCTGGAAAAGTTGTTTGACCTACTGTTTGATATGCTTGAAATCCATTAGCATCCCATCCAGTCGCTGTTGGTATTGTTGCCTGCGCTGTAGCTCGATCACCACCGAGGGCTTTAAGACCAGTTGGACTCACTGGAAATGAACAAATTAATGAACCAGAAGCTTGTGTAGCTGACCATGTAAAAATCTGCTGTACTGGCAAAGTGTCTGTAACACCTTCAATATACTGGGTAAACCAAGTATTTTTAAAAGCATCTAAAGACATTGCGTTGTTATCGGTTTTAAAACATGTTGTATCTACAAGATTTACATCATGTCCTACTAACGACATACGATTCGCCACTACAGTAGATTTCGCATTAGAAAAATTCTGATAAGTTCGAGAATACATAGCTTCATAATTTCTGGTGTCACTAGGTTTGTCCATTCCAAATGGAACTGATGCCTTAAAGTCCAAAGCTTGTCCGGTCATGTTAACGGGTAAGGTAGAATCTCGCATTTTATCGATTGTAACATTTGAAACGGTATCAAACATTTGTGGAATAGCCATAACATCAGCTCTTAAATTTGTAATCGAAGCATATACACTTACTGTACATGAAGAAGCTCCAGTTGTAGACGATGCTAAAGGGATAAGGATGTTAAAATGAACACTTGAGTATAAATCATATGTTCGGGCAAAAGCCTCAAGTCCTGTATTAGCACGATTGTCTTCCATGAAATTTCGATTAGAAATCCAAGGTACATCAACTATGGCAACTGATTCCTTATTTGGTCGTAATAAACAATAATTATTCGCTAAAGGATGAGATAAACCACGATAAAATTCGTTATTATTTTCAAAACGGGATATTCGGCTTACAGAATAGGGAACCACCGTTGCAGCAAATAAACCAGTTTGTTGGACTGAGCCACTAAGTATAAACTTGAGTTGGACATCAAATCGCGCAAATTGATAATTTTTGAAGATGGTCTTAAATTGTTTTGATGCTGCTACAACAGTTGGAAAATCGTACTGACGAAAAGAAGCAGTTTTACTCCATGCGGCGTCGGCGGCTGAGATATTAAAAGTGTCAATTAAAAAATTTTTTGACAGCAAATCAGTTAACGACATCGTTCCTATATCATCGCAATTTGTAGTTGCAGCTACCTTTGATGTTATTGCAGGAGCTTTCACGATTGAAAATTGTGAGAATTTAGTTGTTTCGACGTTAGTTTCTGAATCACCTTGAGTACCGTGTCCTTCTACATGTTGGTTAACGGGTTTATCGATTTGTACTTTTCCTTGTGGTTGTACTGTTTCCTTAGGTGGTGCTACAGATTCTCCTTGTTCAGATGGTGTACTTGTAATTGGTGGGCCATGTGATATGATAGATGGGTCTTGTTCCGATAAATTTATATTGCTAGCTTTACCAGATTGGACGACTGCTCGTCTCACTGGTATCGTAGTTCTTGAATTTGGGACTAAAACGTGGGTGACTGTTCGTTTAAACATTCTGTAATTTCCTAAATTAATGAATAAACCAATGAATTTATAGATTACAGAAATGATGTATTTAAAAAAACCGATAGTTGTTCCGTGGGCTACTTTTCGTATCGAGATTTTAGATAAACAAAGGAAAAAGCAAACTAATAGAAAATAAGCAAAATAAATTTGAATCGCAACTGGTGCCTGTGGTATTTCTACTTGTGGTATCGTTACATTTGTTTTATTAATTATTATTTCTATTAAATTAATTAAAAATGGTAAACTAAAAATCGTCGCATTGAATAGAGTTTCGTTTGTGGTTTCTAATTTGGGAGTCGTCGTAGATATTATGCTAATGATATCAGATTTTTCTGTAGTTGTGACTATTTGCGATTCATGATATTTTAAGCAAGTTAAAAAAAAAATTGTGTACAGTATGGCACTGTAGAAAATAGTTCTAAATTTAAGCATGTTAATAAAGAGATAAATCAAAGCAAGCGTTGTAAGTAAATAAATTATCATAATATTCAAAATCATGACAAATGTATCCATAAGAAGAAAATAAATTTATGAAATAATCATAAAAGTCCGGTCCATAAAAGTATGCAAATTGACAAAAAGAATCAACAATAGCTTGATGACTTTCCTGAATGGTAATCACTTTAGATTCAGTATAAAAAGCTATCATACACATCATAGATTCCATATTTAATAAAGGCACAAAATGGTTATTCAATAAAGAAGAACGCACTGAACGCTTTAAAAAAGTTAAATCTAGGATGTGTTGTGTTTTTACTACTTCATCTCCTTTCTTATCAGACTGCATAAACATTCCAAATTTCTCAGCTTCAGAAGCAATTGTAACGCTATTATAAAATTCAGCAATTTCATCGCTAACAGATATTACTGCATCATCACCATATAGATACATAGCACTATGCCTGTGTAAATAACGCAATGAAGCGTATTCTACTGGGGCAAGTTCCAAGTAAATATAAAAATGAATTATTGCATTATTTATCGTATTAACGATAGTGGTTAATAACCAACCAGAAGCTAATCCGGTAATTATCAACAACAATAAATTGCCAACTTTCGTATAACGAAACATTCCTTCTGTAAAGAAAAGCGTCCTATCTCGGGATTTTCCGTCTTTAACATTACGATCATACCAAGCATTTATGATGCGACAAGTCGCGAACATAAAGCAAGATAACTCGGTACAATCAAAATGTTTCCAATCAGAAAATAACCCATTATCGCCAAATGAAACGAGATGTCTTACCATCTCATGCCATTCAATCGATTCAGGATTCATTCCTACTGCTGAAAAAAATTTACAATGATTACGATGGAAAAAATCCATGAAAGTTGCAAACAACTTCCTACCATGTATCACTTGTTCTATTGGTCCAATTTCAAAGAGTCGAGTATCCTTTCCAGGTTTCAACAATTCGTCCTTGCAACAAGAAGTCCAAATGGTAAACGGTACAACGTTGTTTGCATAACACCTTTCACGGTATTCCAAAACTGATAACAAATCTGGATCAATGATTTTATAATTACCATCAGAATTGTCAACAAGTTTACGTTTATTTAAATTCAAATCGACCCATGGATAACCGGGTGATGTAGTCAAATTTATACCTGCTAAATCTTGATAAGCACTTATACTTGAATTGTAGTCTTCTCTAATATCCAAACCATCCATAGGTAATTTATTCAAAATTGACACTATATGATTTTCTACTCTCTTGAGTACTGATTTTTTAACAGTGAAGACATTTCTTGAAAACTTTTTGATCGAATTCTCTACAAGTGTTATAGATGATAAATTAGCTGGTCTTTTAACTGTTGGAACATGTTCAAAAAATTGACTTTCGTGAATTCTCGTCTTTCTCGTGTTCTTTACATAATTTTTGAGTTCACAAATACCAGTTATGCTTGGAGCATATTGATTTTTTTCTGGGATTAAAAACTGTTGGGGAACTGCCTTACCCATAAAAAATTTTTCTAGCGATTCTCTAGATACTATAGCGCAACCTCCTTTAGCAATACCAGTGATACCCCATGAATGGACACCAATGATTTTGCCCTGTACCTTATTATTTTCTAAAATAACTGGGGCACCACACCAACCTGCTTGTGAATTTAATGAATATGAAAAAGTGTCTCTCAATGTATAAGTATTCAATGTCTCTGGACATGTGTAACTTACATCTGGTTCGTACTTATATGATTGAAAGTGATGTTGTTGTACAGCTTTCGCATTTTCATCAGTCAACACAATGATCTTATAGTTGGTTTCTGGTTGTTTCACTACATAACTAATTTCATCTTGTCTACAAAAATTTTTAACTAAGTTCGGTCTAGGGGGGTGTAGATTGGGTAAATCCAAAATAACAGTATCGGGTCCTAATTGATGGATATCGGACTCTTCCAATACTATATTGTAAATCGTGACACCATCTCTCATTTGAAAAGGCTGCAAATTCCATCCCTCTCCGCGGGTCCTAAAAAAATGACTGACAGTCAAATAATAGGTTCCACAAATAGGAACAGCTTGCACGTAGTTAGCACCCCTAATGAGTATAACTATTGAATTGGTTAATTTACTCGCTAAATTAACAGATGTTGGGTCCACAAAACCTTGGGAAATTATATTCCCCATTTTCGATACTGGATGTTTTAATACCTCTGCAATCTCTGGATGAGAAGCTTCGATAGTTTCAGCATACTTTCTCGTTTCAGCATTTTGTGGTCGTCGAATAGTTCTGGGACTATAAGATTCAATAATTTCCTCCTTAGGAATAATAACTTCGCTTTGCGCCTTTTTAATAGATCGAGGTACATACGATTCAGTTTGTCTTTCATATACACTTATACCATGTTGTCCTAAAGTAGAATTGGCTTTTGATTTACAACAAGCGCACAGTTCTTCATAAACACACCCAAATGCATTTGCATATGCATCTGCATTATTGGCACGCTCAAAGGCAACTATAGCTTCTTGGAATCTTCGTTCTTGTGCCATATGTCTACGGAAAGTTAAATATGATGTCATAATTCCAACTACCGCAAAAAGCAATCTGGCATTTTTAAAAATCCAATCAACTACTTTATTCGTAACAGTTTTAGATGTATCAATAAATCGTTGTAAAGCTGTGTATGCTCTATTATATGATTCATTAGCACATTCAGTGTACATAACAGACAAACGAGCTAAAGACTCTTTCCATGCAAGTTCGGCTCTCGTATAATAAGATTTAACTTCATAAAACGTATTTCCAGCTTCTGGTTCCTTCAAATGTTCCTCAATGAGGCCTTCTACTAAAGTTGTTAAATCACCTCCGTCATCAAAAGTTTGTTTCGCTTTAAGCATATATTCGCGATAAAATGCGACTATTTTGCCTACAGTTTCTGACAAATTTAAATTTCGTTCGGTTTCGGGAACTAAACCTTTGGTTAACGTTAACTCGAATTTTGCATGAGAATAATCTCCTTTAGGGTTATGGTCATTTGCATTAATCCAATCCATGCGTATACTAATTGGAAAACGGCTCGATAAAGCTTCTGGACTATGAATTACTCGATCTAAAGCTCTAAAATTATCTAAATTGGTAGTAGCAATTACAACTTCGGATGTCATGAAAGTACCTTTTATACCAATAGATGGATTGTCTAAGCTAGCCATAGGTGGTAAGAAAGGATTAGTCGATATTACACTAAAAATTTCAGGAACTTCTTCAAAATCCGTAGATTGTCCGAAATCATCATACAAGACCATATACTGGCCTGTATAACCATCCCAGTTTTCCGTTCCTGTCGTTCTTGGGTAATATGAATATTCCTTTTTGGCTGCAACTGCCAGGATCTTTCCAAGCACATTTACAATAGTTGACTTACCGATAGATGTAGGTCCACGTATCATAATACCTAATGGTCTGGGTCTAGATGTTTTATAGGTTAGACCAGCATTTTGTGCTTTGGCCACAGCATTCAGTTCTTGCATAGCGTTTCTAACACTAAGTGCATACTGTGTTGGCACAAAAGATGTTGCTGCTTCAAGGGCCCATTTTTCAAGACGATTGAAATGAACCTTTAACATTGGCATCTTTTGTGTCAACAAAGTAGCATCTTTAAATGTAGTCGCTGATTTTAAAGACATTACATATTTCATTGTATCATTGTACTCTGGTGAATTATAGAAAGTCATTCCCGAGAATATTCGAGGAAACAACCATCCTAATAAATCCATGAAAGCTAATTGTATCTTCTGTGTTACACACATGAAATTACGAAAAGCTGTACAGATAGTATTAAAACATTGTAATTCTTTTAAAGATGGTAAAACTGACAATGGAATCCATGAAAATAATTCTTCGATGGTTTTAGATTGAGTTACTTTATCGCCGTACATAAGAGATGGTATACTAAATAAAGAAAGTGGTTTCCCAGTATAATATTGAAAAAAATAATTAACTATATTAAAAACTGCTTTTGAAAGTGAGTATATACAAGTAATATTGTTATCATATTCTAAATAAAATGCTCCCAATTCGAGCATTATTAAATCGATGGGCAATTCGCGTTCCATAAGTTTGTTTTTTATATCTGAAACGGCTCCTTTAAGAGATCCTAACAACGAATCAACATTACCTAAAGTGTCGCCAAATTTGTTGGAAATTTTTGCAACACTATCAGTAATCACCATACTAGACTTTGACACATCATTCTTAACTTCATCCAAACAGATTAATTTAGAATGAAAAGTTTCCGTCACATTTTTCACCTGATCAATAACTTCAACTGTTCGATCAACAACATTGGATTTTGCAACCTGTTCCAATACTTCGTTTGCTTTTGAAGAAGCAGAAAAAGCATCCATAACAGATTTCATCTGAACAACTCTTGGATTATCGACCTCCAATTTCTCAACAATGTTGTGTTCAACAATTTCTACTTGGCGAACTTGTTCAATAACGGCGTCTTCGTGATTAGCTTCCATTGCAAGTATTTCAATTTCTCGATCTTGTATTCTTTCCTCAAATTGTCGTTTAAAACAATCTTTGTAAAAATCAAAACCACTAGGTTCTTCTACAGGTTGTAAATTGTAGAAATACCCAGCTTTAGGAATTAAAGTATCTTGACTATAATCGTCCCAAATATCATCATCATCAAGTATTTCACTTTGCCATTCAATTGTCTTTTCTTGCACAACTACTGGTTTAAAAGACTCATAAACGGAATACCATTCTCCTGATGCAACATTCTCACGTGTAATAAGTTTGCTCGCTCTCACTAGATCTCTATCCCTCTTTGACAAGGAATTAAATCTAGGATCGCTAACCAATAACTCATTTCGTGTATATTGTATAGGATTTGATTTCTGTTTACTGCATCTTTGGCCAGTCCCTTTGTTGTACTTATCATTACGTTTACTCTTCAAGGCTTGATTGATGTTACTATTTGCAATGATTTTGGACTGAATCTTTCGATCGCCGATATGTATGACCTTCACGTTTGATTTATAGACTTTTACATCTTCTTCAAATTTAGTGAAAGTAAGAGTTGGTTGGATTTCTTTCCAAGTATTATCTTTAAAGTTCCAATGATGGTTTCGATTGATACCAGGTGTATCCAATTTAGGCTTCTCTTCTATGGGTTTACGTTTCGCAATATAGTCGACAAATTTCTGTCTCTTGTTATCTGCCCATTTCATTTTCTTGGCTTTTTCCCTAGATGACATGGGTTCTAAATTATATTTAGCCTTTAAATTTTCAAAAAAACAAATTCTATTATTAACTATTGATAAAATTGCGTGATAAGGTAAGCTATCTAATTGTTCGATTAATACATCCTCATTTGAACGTGCAACATTTCCATTCTTTTCAACGTTCCTTATAGCAAATGATCCATTACCGGCACCTATTGATTCCTTTCTCGTATGTTGCGTACTTCGTTCACTCGAGGATTCATTAATGGTTTGACTAAAAGCGTGTATATTTAATGGGCGTCTCCAAGCATTCTCCATATTTTCGCATTTGGTTCCAACGTTCGGCGTTTGTGGCGCGTCATTTGTGGAAATGCTATCTTCAGTTAAATGCTTCAAGACAATGGCCTTTGTTTCAGCACATGCGGGTGCTTTTTGTTCAGTTTCGTTTGTATTATTCATTATGTTTTTATTATTTTGACTAGACACATCAAACAGTGTTTTCATTTGAGCAACATGCAATTTATTTTGTTTTAGATCGCGCAACAAAACATAATCTATCCAAAAATTGAAAGATGTAGAATTGAAATACGAACTAATAACACCTCTATTAATATTATCTACTTTGATGTAATACATATGAATTTTATAGTGTTGTTTCAAAAAATTTGTAACTGAATTGTTAACTACAAAGATGAAATCGTCCTCGTAATAAAGTTCCTTATCTTCTAAACTTTTTGGTTTAACCAAGAAAGGTTCGAAGTGTTGGCATCCTTCATAACAAGGGCATGGTGGGTCTACTATTTTATTTTGTGTTTCTAAATATTGTTTTCTGTAAATTGTGTTAGGTTTCATGCTTGTTCTGGGTAAAAAACTACCAGCACTACAAATTCTAGTGCCTAAAAAGTAAAAAGATTTATCATAAAATTTTTCTCCCAATGATTTGACCTCATCGGAATTAATTGAAAATACGATTGGCATCGCAGGTAAATTAACTTTTGTGGCCGACATAGTGATTGAATTATTTAAAAAAAAAGATACAGCTTGCGCTGCAGAATTTGAAGTATCAGACTCTGACATTTTTCTTAATAAATTTCAATATATAAAGAATAATAACTAGCAACTATTAATAATAGAATAGGGGATTTGATTGTAATTGTACCCCAGATTTAGAATTTGATAAGTCGATGAACTAAAGCTGTTGTTAATTATTAAACTAAAAGAAAAAACAAAAGTGAATTTCTAAATTCACACTAATAGAATATTTCTAACTAAAATAAATAAAAATTTAAAAATAAAATAAAATAAAATTAAAAATTAAAGAAAAATTAAAACTAGATCTCGCGAGCACGTCTCACTTAAGCTAATCATGTGATAGGTACTGGTGACGATATGCATTCCGACTTATAACCGCTGTGATACTGTTTTGTCATCACATTTAACCCTCCTACGATCAGTCAACATGTTAACTGGGGCAATCTAGAAACTCGGTTCAAACTAATCGTTCGCAGTCCTATTTAAGGAGCAACATCCGTTTTACTTCTTTAAATTCACCGGCCTGAATCGCATAGAAATAAATGCCCGACGCCAAATGACTGGCATCAAACTGAA